AAAGCAGATGCTAGATGTTATGGTATGTGTTATTTAAAAAATAGACGATCAGGTTTTTCGTTTATGAGTTCTGCTGAAACAGTTAATCTAGCTACACTTGCTAGTGATAGTAGGTTTGGTATATTATCTAAATCAGGTGCTGATGCAAAGAAAATGTTTACAGATAAGGTAGTACCAATAAGTTTAAACTACCCTTTCTTTTTTAAACCTATACAAGATGGTATGGACAGACCAAAGTCAGAGTTAGCGTATAGAGTACCAGCTAAAAAGTTTACACGTAAAAAAATACGTGAACGTGAAGAGATGGATGATGTTGAAGGTCTTGATACAACTATAGACTGGAAGAATACAGGTGATAATAGTTATGATGGTGAGAAGTTAAACTTATTAGTTCATGATGAAAGTGGTAAGTGGGAAAGACCTGATAATATAAAAAATAACTGGAGAGTTACAAAAACTTGTTTACGTTTAGGTAGTAGAGTTGTTGGTAAGTGTATGATGGGTAGTACAAGTAATGCGTTAGATAAAGGAGGTGATAATTTTAAAAACTTGTACAATGATTCAGATGTTACCAAGCGCAACAGAAATGGACAAACTAAGTCGGGACTATATTCTTTGTTTATTCCTATGGAATGGAATTATGAAGGATTCATTGATGAATTCGGACGACCTGTGTTCACTAATCCTGAACAACAAACATTTGATCCACAAGGACTAGAAATAGATTACGGTGTTATAAATCATTGGGAAAATGAAGCTGATGGTTTACGTGACGATCAAGACGCTTTAAATGAATTTTATCGTCAGTTTCCAAGAACTGAAGAGCATGCGTTTAGAGATGAAACAAAAAATAGTATATTTAACTTAATTAAAATATACGAACAAATAGACTATAACGAAGGTAATAGACAAGAGACAACGCTAAGTATTGGTAACTTTCAATGGACGAACGGTGTTAAAGATACAAGGGTTGTTTTTAATCCAGATCCTAATGGTAGATTCAAAATAAGTTGGTTTCCTGATAATAACATGCAAAATAATGTTATATTAAAAAATGGCATTAGATACCCAGGTAACGAACATGTTGGAGCTTTTGGTTGTGACTCATATGATATATCAGGTACGGTTGATGGCACTGGATCGAAAGGCGCGTTGCATGGTTTAACTAAGTTTTCAATGGAAAATGCACCAGCAAACACTTTCTTTTTAGAATATATAGCAAGACCACAAACAGCTGATATGTTTTTTGAAGACGTGTTAATGGCGTTAGTATTTTACGGTATGCCACTACTTGCAGAAAATAACAAACCAAGATTATTATACTATTTACGAAGAAGAGGTTATAGAGGGTTTAGTATGAACAGACCAGATAAAATATGGAATAAGTTATCAACAACTGAAAAAGAAATAGGTGGAGTACCAAACTCAAGTGAAGATATAAAGCAAGCTCACGCAGCTGCTATTGAAATGTATATTAACGATTATGTAGGTATGTTAGAAGATAATACTTACGGTGGTATGTATTTTAACGAAACACTAAATGACTGGTCTAAGTTTGATATAAATAGAAGAACTAGGCATGATGCATCTATAAGTTCTGGTTTAGCTATAATGGCTTGTAACAGACATATGTATAGACCAAATCCTAAAAAAGAAAAAACCGCTTTAAACCTAAATATAGCAAAATATAATAACAAAGGACTATCATCTAGAATTATAAATAAAAAGGTATGATGTATTCGCATATAAACTTTCCGTCACAAGCGGTAAGTGATTTTGAAAAAGTTAGTAATGAATATGGTTTAAAAGTTGCTCAAGCAATAAGATACGAGTGGTTTAACGGACATAACTCAAAGTTTGAACATACTTTAAATACTTTTCATAAATTAAGACTATACGCAAGGGGCGAGCAGTCTGTTCAAAAATATAAAAATGAATTATCTATAAATGGTGATTTATCTTATTTAAACTTAGACTGGAAGCCAGTGCCTATTATACCAAAGTTTGTAGATATCGTTGTAAATGGTATGGCGCAAAGATCATATGAAATAAATTGCTTTTCACAAGATGATTATGGTGTTAGCAAGCGTACTGAATATATGCAGTCTGTGTTAAGAGATATAAGATCAAAAGAGTTTAACGATTTAGTTGCTCAACAATTTAATATGAACTTATATGAAAATGATAAAGAAAGTTTACCAGACTCTGAAGAAGAATTAAAACTACATATGCAGCTTAATTATAAACAAGCTGTTGAGTTAGCAGAAGAACAAGCTATAAATGTTTTAATGGAAAATAGTGATTATGACTTAATAAGAAGAAGGTGTCTATACGATTTAACAACGTTAGGTATAAGTGCTACAAAAACTACTTTTGATTTTAGTGAAGGTGCTAAAATAAAATATGTTGATCCAGCTAATTTAGTTTATTCACATACTGAGTCTCCATACTTTGATGATTTATATTATGTTGGTGAAGTAAAAGAATTACCGATAAATGAAATTGTAAAAGAGTTTCCAGGACTAACTGAACCAGATATAAAAGAAATAGTTGACAAAGGTCAAGATCCACTCAGAAGATCAGCTCATAGAGATAAAAACAAGATACACGTTTTATATTTTAATTTTAAAACACACATGAACGATGTTTATAAATTAAAGAAAACTGCAGCTGGTTTAGAAAAAGTTATTGAAAAAGATGATACGTTTAATCCACCAGAAGATAAAGAAGGAGATTTTAGTAAACTAGAAAGATCTGTTGAAGCTTTATTTGAAGGTGTTTATTTACTAGGTTCTAATAAGCTTTTAAGATGGCGTATGATGCCTAATATGATGAGATCAGACTCTGATTTTAGTAAAGTTAAAATGAGTTATCAAATAACAGCGCCTCGTATGTATGAAGGTAGAATAGAGAGTTTAGTAGGTAGAATAACTGGTTTTGCTGATATGATACAGTTAACACATTTAAAGCTACAGCAAGTTATGTCTCGTTTAATACCTGATGGTATTTATTTAGATGCTGATGGTTTAGCTGAAATAGATTTAGGTAATGGAACAAACTATAATCCACAAGAAGCTTTAAATATGTTCTTCCAAACTGGTAGTGTTATAGGTAGAAGTTTTACATCAGATGGTGATCAAAATCCAGGTAAAGTACCAATACAACAAATAAACAATGGTGTTAACGGAGGTAAACTACAAGCTCTAATACAAACGTATAATTATTATTTACAAATGATACGTGATGTAACCGGATTAAATGAAGCAAGAGATGCTAGCACTCCAGATCGTAACGCTTTAGTTGGTGTACAAAAGCTAGCAGCTGCTAATTCAAACACAGCAACAAGACATATATTACAGTCAATGTTATTTTTAACTGCTGAAGCTGCAGAGTGTTTATCACTTAGAATATCAGATATAATAGAGTACTCACCAACGCGTGATGCTTTTATAAGAGCTATAGGTGCTCACAATGTAGCAACACTTACTGAAATGGGTAGTTTACATTTGTATGACTTTGGTATATTCATAGAACTAATGCCAGATGAAGAAGAAAAAGCTATACTTGAAAACAATATACAAATGGCATTAAGTCAAAAGTTAATAGACTTAGATGATGCTATAGATATAAG